TCCACCTCAACGATGATGGCGTTCACCGCACGAGAGCGGGCAAGCTTTCGCACGGACAAGCGTTCTTCTTCGCTCAACTCAGGGTCAGGCAAGTTGATAATTTCCACTCCAAGAAGAGCGCAGATTTCTTGCTCATTCTCTTCCGTGAGGTAGGGGAAACTTACATTTGGGAGCGCATCACGTAGCGCCCACTCGGAGGAATAATCTTTGTCGTTAAATCGGTAAATTTTCATGTGGTTACCCTTGTGTATTAACGAATGCTGAGGTATACGTCCAACCTCGAGAGAATCGAGCCACCACAATTAAGGCCATACTCGGATTGCCGTAAGTGGGTGGGGTTCCTCCAGACCAAGTGCAGTTCTGCCATGTGATTGTGGCATTTCCCGTTGTCCAGAAATGGATTACTTTGGTTCCAATCGGACCCTCCTCAGGCTTAGTAAATTGAACGGTTACATTCCCCGTGATATTCACTGACAAATCATCGGGAGAATTGATATCAATTGTTAGAGTGCCCCCGTCTTGAACTCTGTGTTCCTGCCGAGAGTACCCCTTGAGTACACCGCGATCCCCTTCTTTTCGTACATAGTTATTCAAGTCCGAGCTATTGGCCTTAGAGTTAAGCGCCGACTTGTCCGCCTTATTATTAAGATCGCGACGTACCTCATTAACGTCCCCTTTAGACGCTAAAGAACTAAGCTGTTCCTTCTTCGCATAGGAGATTAAGTCCGAGGTGCGAGCATAAGCCGACAAGTCCCCAGTCTTCGCATAAGGCTGAAGTGTTGTGGTAAGTAAGGAACTCGTTACGTAACTGCCAAGCTTCTTGTCCACGTCTACTGTCTTGGCATAGTCCCCAAGCGAGGTCTTAATCGCAGAATCCTCAGCCTTGAGCGTTGCAAGAGCCGTGTTGAACTTCTCGTGGTCTGCGTCATTAGTAACCTTTTCAGCTTTAGTAGCTAAATCAGTTTTAGTGGCATACGTAGTACTAGCATTAGCCTTAGAGAGATAGGTATTGCTGATTTCTGTCTTCGTAGGAAGTGCAGCAATACCAGCTTCAAGCTCTTTGTCCTTTCTACCTAGTGCATCAATGTTGCCTGTTAGAGACGATATGCTTTTCTGATCTGCTTTAGTAGACAACTCAGTCTTCGTAGCATAAGTATTAGAGACTTCTGTCTTAACAGCATTAATAGCTTCAGTCAGTTTCCCTTCTCTAATCACGTCAGCTGGAAGAGTAAGATTCAAGGATTTTTTCTGTTCCTCAGTGAGGTCTTCAAAGCGCAAGGGATCACCCTTCTCACCACGAGGTCCTCTAAGAGCTTCTAATTGTTCACTTGTGAAATCAGAGTAAGTAAAAGGATTCCCCTTATCTCCTTTTGATCCTTTTAATCCTTCTAATTGAGCAGGAGTAAATTGGTCATAAGTGAATGGGTCTCCCTTATCCCCCTTCAAACCTTGAGGAATATTGAAGTGCCAATCATAAGAATTACCAGTTAAGTTAACCGTAGCACTTCCCTGGGAACCAGGAGCAAGAGTAGTAACACTAACAGACGGGGAAGAGAGACCAGTTAATCGTTCATTAATGATTCTAACTTCACCAGCTACAGCATCCTTCATTGCCTGCGTAGCTACTTCACTAGCCTTGGCTTTAGTTTCAGAATCTTTCGCCTTCTTTTCACTAGCTTTAGCGTTATCTGCACTTACCTTAGTAGCATTCTTAGAAGCCAGTGCTTGCGAGGCTGAAGCTTGCGCTTCGAGTGCGCTAGACGCCACGGCATCGGCTACCTGGGTGACTTTCGCCAGCTCACTGGCAACGTGGCTTGCGACTGAACTTGCTTGTTGTGCAGAAGTCGCAGCACTTAATGCGCTCTCCTGTGCGCTTAGCTCGCTCGCTTTTGCCAAGGCCTCACTCTCTTTCGCCTTCTTTTCCGATTGGCTTGCTAAGGCTACCGCCACCTGAGCTCCATCACGCGCCTCTTCTGCCAAGGCCTCGCTCTCTTTTGCCTTCTTTTCCGATTGGCTTGCTGAGGCTACCGCCCCCCGAGCACTATCGCGCGCCGCTTCTGCCCCCTCTCTCGCGGAAATCGCCGTCTTCGCGCTCTCGCGCGCATTCGTCTCACTTTCCGCCATACGCCCCGCCACTTCCTCCATCTTCCGTTGGAGGGATCGCTCGCTCTCTTGTAACTTCAGCTCCGCCGAGTCTAGACGGGGGATGAGTGCGTTAACGCGCTCTTGCGTTTCCCGCGCTGAAGTCTCACTCGCCTTAGCCTTACCAGCGGACGCTTGCGCAAGTCCTGCCTGTGTCGCTGCGTCACGCGCGCTTTGCTGAGCGCTATCGCGCGCGGCTTGCGCCACGGTCGCCTGACGGGTGGCTTCCGCGCTTGCGCCCTGCGCGGTCTGGCTAGCCGAGACCGCCGTATCGCGCGCGCTGAAGAGCTCGGCTGTGAACTGCTCGCTCGTCAATGTCGAGGTGGCTGGCGCTTTGACGGATCGATTCGCTATCTCACGGAGCTGTTGAATCTGCGCGGTTGCTTTATCGAAGGCGTCATTAATCACCGTGGGAAAGAACCCGCCACGGTTAGTGAGTACCATAGTCTGAAGGTAGTCCACGCCCGATAGAATCGCCAAAGACGAACCTTTGGCAAGAGGCGTGGTGAGGTGTACCACGCCACCCGCAGAAGAGTCCTGATCGCCGTTAAGCTCAACGTCGAAGTCACTACCGCTTAGCGTGCGCTCAGTCTCCCCACTGTCCGCGGAGAGACGCACGACGATATCGTCCTTCTCGAACACCTTGAAGTTGAACGGAAAATCGCGTTGGACGCCGTCCCCTTTGTACGGCCCTGCGCGTCGCTGTTCTGTGTTAATAGCCATTAAAGCCTCCCTAGTATCGTGTCCTCATTATGCGTGAGCATTCCTGAGATACTCATCACTTGCGATTGATGCCCAAGAGTGCGGCGCGTGCGCCTTCCACTGGGCTATCGATCTCGCCCTCTAAGTAAGCGTCTGTTGCCTCCACTGCGCGGTTGATCTGCGCCGATGGCAAGCCAAAAAGCGTACCGCCCAAGTTCACCGTCGACTTCAGCATCGCCTTATCAAGTTCGAGCTTACTGGCCGCAGCACCGAAGTTAATCGCATCGCTGATCAAGCGCGCACCACTTGGACCTGTCCACTTCCACACTGGCTCGCCCTTGACAAGGTTGGCTGCTGCAGAGGCAACCTCACGCCCAACCATGATCGTACCGAGGTTAAAGCTCACCACTTCACCTGCGGCCGAGCGAAGCATGGCAACGGCTTTCTCACCGTCAGTGCGTTGATCATCGTCACCGTCATCGTCACCACCCGCGGGTAGTGCTGCGCGAAGCATGCTTTCCACAATCGGCATCACCGTGGAGACAATGAGGATCTGCGCCATGGCTTTGGCGCGGTTCTTCTCGCCTAAGTACGCCACGGCGTTAAGGTTGAGCGCTGTGTTCATAAAGGAGTAGTAGACCGTGAAGAGCTTCGCCACCTCACCACCACGCTCGACCTGCGAGAGGTCTTTCACTTCACCGCCACCCTGCGTGTCAATCACCGTTTGGTCAGCGAGTTCAATCGCGGTCTTGTCGTCGAACCCTTCGCGAATCGCCTTGGCATAAGCCGCATGCCACGTGATCGTGTCCACGATCTGCTGAACGCGAAGCATCAACCAGTAGGCCGCATTGCGGAAGTTATCGAGCGCAACGTTACGCTGTTGCAGTCGGTTATTCGCTTCGTTCAACTCACGGAATCGCGTGAGCGAGCGATTACGCATAAAGAGTGATGCTTCGTTCGCCTGACGTGTAGCGCCCACAGGGTTGGAGAGATAAATGCCAATCCCCGTCCCAATGGCTGGCCCTAAGCGCGCCACCGAGATGCCTAAGCCCGTGATCTGCGCGATAGCGCTCCCCACGTTAAAGCCCAAGCCCGCCACGCCTGCGCCTTGGCGCAAGCGCGAGCTCCAACCTTCACCCGCGATGCGAGAGCGCTTATCGCCCACGGCTACATCGCGCAACCAGTTGTTGAAGAGTCGGATCACATCGGGCGAGTAGTACTCACGGATCGTGTCGCCAAGCCCGCTCTTCAAGAGTCGGCTTGCATCGATCACAAACTCGCGCCACGTCAAGTCATGCACCTCATCGTTCAACGCATCGAAGAGTGCGCTCATACGAAGTGTGAGCGGGCGCTTGACCTTAGCCGCACGAGCCTTCATGTGGGAGCGGTCGGTGCGCATTGCCTGGACAGCTGCGCGCATCATTACCTCAGCACTCTTCGTGTCGTCATACGCTTCAGAGAGTGAGCTTGCATCCGCGTCGTACACAGCAGGGTAGTAGCCACCAGAGACGGTGATCTCTTTACCCTCAGCTGTGCGCATTTGGAAGGGCTCGTACTGAATCCACTCAGGCGCGCGACCATAGATACGGCGCTCTAGCGCTTCAAGCTCTGGGCGCAACATCTCGAAAGTCTTCCAGATGTTCTCGACGCATCGCCACTCGGTCTCGGTCATCCCTTCGAGAATCCCGCGGATCACCGAGTCAGTCGTCTCGAACCCATCGATCAAGCGTTGGCGGTTGCCTGCGTTACCGTAGTTCAATGCTATCGAGAGGCGCTCAGCGCGCGTGATGGGGCGATAGCCTTGGCGAACGGGTACGCGCGCTACTACCTCGTTCATCTTGAAGCGAGAGATAACGGGCTCGAGGATCTCCACCATACGCACAGTGAGGTTCTTGCGGTACTCTGCTTCTTTATTCGCACACTCATTAGCGCGACGCGAGAAGAGCGTCCACATGATCCCACCATCCTTGTTGCCGTCCATAATGCGGCACCACGAAGCGATCTTGATGTGGTTGCGCATGAAGCCGATAAACTTCTGCGCCAACGTCTTCTGGTCGCTGTCGTGGTAGACCTTAGCCTCACGCCCCATGTCCTTGGCGCTCTCTTGGATCTGAGCGCGCGCTTCGCGCACAGCGTCAGCCGTGCGCACTCGCACCCCGTTCATGAGTACCGTCTGCTTATTGCGCCCTGCGCTCTGGAGCGTCATGAGGGCGTCGGTGAGCTCTAAGAACTGCTCATAGGTGAGTGTTTGGTAAGGCGCGCCTTGACCGCCACGGAGAAGCCATTGCGGGAAGTCGAACACGTAGCCCTCTTCTTGCTGAGCCAAGATAAAGCTCTCTAAGCTTGGCGCGTTCTCATCGACCGCGAAGTCGACAAAACCGAACCGCGCAGCGAGGTTCTCGATCTGCTCCATGAAGTCGCCCGCGATCGTCTTACTCTTCAAAGCGCGCTTAATCATCTTGATGCGCTTTTCGATGAGCACGAGCGCGTGGTCAGCTTCCTTAGCAAGTACGTGCTGGATAAACTGGTCTTTCTTGTGCTGGAAAGCTTCCGCGTATTGCCCATTCTTCCACGCTTCCTGTGCGTCTTTCCCTGCCTTGTGTTCGGCGCGGGTGTGCACCGTTGGGTGGAAGTCCAAGATCTTCGTCGCCTTGGTCTTCTGCTGAGCGTAGCGCGTGAGTACCTCACGAGCAGGTGCAGGGATCTTGAGGAGCTTCGCAATGGCGTTGAGCTCCCCAGCGATGGCGCGCGTGAACGCGTCGGTGTGCTGTGCGAGCGAGTTAAGCGCCGCCGACCACATCCCGCGCTCATCGGGGAAGTCCCCGTACTTGCGCGAGAAGGCATCGACCGCACAGTCGGTCACTTCCTCATCGATGGGCTTTTGATTGGCGAGGGCTTCGGCGAAGTCGAGTACGTTTTCTGCGCCCACCATGTCGGCGAGTAACTCAATCGGCATCGTGTTTTCCGTCTCACCATCCCGCATGAGGTAGCCCTTTTCATCTAGCTTTTGGATCGTCTCTTCAGAGACGCCCACGCCTTCGAGGTTCTCACGGTGGAGCTTGTAGCGCGCGACCGTGTTCGCTTCAGAGGAGAGATACCCATAGCGGTCGATGTAGCGCCGAGCGATCTCTTCGGCGACCGTGCTCTTCTCGTCCTTAGAGAAGAGTGCCGTCTCGATCGCATCGATGAGCGCTTTATAGGTGACGCCGAGCTCTTTCTGCAGGTCGGACAAAGAGATGACCTCACCATCGTTATCGGTCAGTGCGACCAAGCCTTGCTCTTCGAGCGCGTCCATAGCGCGGTCAGAGAGTCCTGCTTCACCTGCGTTAAGGACATCATCGGGCGAGAGCTTCTTGCCACTGGCGAGCTTCTGGCGCACCTTGGCGACGGTATCGTTAGAGCGCTCAGCTTCGACCTCTGCGCGGATGGCTTGGTAACGCTCTTCGACGTTATCGCCTTCTTTGGCGCGACGTGCTTCATTCGCGAGGATATTCTTCGTGCGCTCACGCGCTTGGCGGTTCGCTTTCGGATCTCGTCCTTCTAAGAGGGCTTCCGCTTGGCGTGTTGGCTCTGCCTCGACCTCTTCGCGTGTCTGCGCTTCGATCTCTTCGTAGTCCTTCTCGATGCCACGCTTCTCGCGCTCGTGCTTGTTGGTGAGGATCTTGAAGTTGCGCTCACGGCTAGCGTAGACCGTAGCGCGGACATCTGCGCCCGCGCGCTCGAAGTCATCGCGAATCTGCGCGAGATCAGCTTCTCCCACCTTGTCCTTATCCTCGTCCGAGAATAGAGGTCGCATACTCGCGTTGCTCTCGATATAGCTAGCCTCTGCTTCAGTGACGAAAAGGCGGTCGTAGAGCGCAGAGACTTCGGGCGTGAGCTCCACATTGAGCTCAGCCGCGGTGCGGTAGAGGCGTGTGAGCCATGCCTTGAATTTCTTGAATGCGTTGCGTAAGCCCTTCGTCGGTGCTTTGCCTTGGCGCAAGTACGCCTCGAACCCGCGAGCGAAGGCTTCGTGCGTGTCGCGCTGTTGATCAACGCTCATACTGGCGAAGTTTCGGACACGTTCTTCAGGGGTGCTACCCTTGACCAATTGCCAACGCAAGAACCCATCGAGCGTGCGCATGAGTTCCTGTTCGCCATCGGTCATGTTCCCACGGTCAATAGCATCTAGGACGAGGTTGGTGAGTGCGTTGAGGTAGTAGTGCGCCGACTCGTGTAGGAAGGTCGATTGGTCGGCAGACTTAAAGAGCTTGATGAGCCCCGTGGCAGGATCGAAACTGCCACGAGCCCCTTGGTTGAGTTGGTTTACTTGGTCGGCTTGTCCGACTTCACCTGCGCCTCCTTGGGCGCGCTCGCGTTGTTCTGCGAGTCTTGCGTTGATTTGTTCTGCACGGAACTGTTGGATCTTAGCTTTGGTCGAATGATAACGTGCATCCCTTTGAGCTGCATGTCTGGTGGCACCGTCTTGTGCCGAATCACGTTTGCCATTTTGAGTCTCCTCATTGAAGTTGTACGGCTTGACGTCTGCAGAGTAGACTTGCCCCGCCGCAACGTCAAAATCGGAGCCTCCGACTAGCGCTCGGAGCGCGCTTTCGACTTTGTCAGCTTCAACTTCTGCGTCAAGCTCAGGTTTCAATCCAAATATTAACACATTGCCCTGTCGCACGAAACCGCTAAGTAGCGGTTCTTTATCCTTATCGAGAATGGAGTACAACGTGTTTTTGTAGAGATCATCGATCTGCTCGTCGGTAAAGCTATCGGGCAGTTTGAGGTGAATCGACCCCGCGTGCTCGAGCCCTTTAGCTTCAGTGCTTGAGAGGATATAGACGCTATCCTGATCCAAGAGCCAAGAGATGATCGATGCGATGCGCACCGCGTTGTCAGGGTTCTCTTTCAAGTTGAGCACGGTCGAGACGTTCACGCCACCCGCGTACCCGCCAAGCTGCAACTTAGGCGTGTCGATCGAGGTGTCTTCAATCTCGCCCACCTCACCGATGACCATTTCAAGCACAGCGCGCGTGACCTCGGCTTGGCTCTTTGGCGTGAGCTGATTCCAAAGGGCAACCTCCTCCGCATTAGACGGACTCGGCGCAACCTCAGCCATTAACTGCGGTTTGGGCTTGTAGTCCCCGCGGATTAACGTGGGGACATTAGAACGGTCGTAGGACGAGGTGAACCCCTCGCCCGTGCTCGTCGCTTGCGCGCCACTATCCCACGAAAACTTCAACCCGTCAGGAGCCGCAGTTTTGACGACCTCATCGCGGAACGTGTCCTCAGTGAGTTCGCCGTCGGCAAAGCGTTGGAGAATGGCGAAAATCTGATCGCGCCCCTTGCTCTTCACTTTAGCCGTAAAGACCGTGCGGATCACCTCCCACGTAAGCGATTGCACTTCACGCGGGAGTAACTCGAGCCTCTTACCTGCGCGGTAGTAAGCCTCGGCAATAATCGAGTACAAACCCTTTTGCCCAGACTCAGTCGTGCGCGCGCCCTTGCCAAAGTTTTGATTCACAATCTCGTCCTTGGCGGAGAGCGGTGCGCTAAGCGCGACAGCGACCGCGTGCGCGTCGATGGTGACCGAGTGCGGATCGTCTGGGTCGAAGATGTTGTTATTGAAGTCACGCACCTTGAGGTTGTCGCCAAGTTCTGTGCTCTCGACGTCGGGCGACTCGTCGCGCGACAATCGAATCGCCTTAGAGGTGCGCGCGTAAGCGCCCCACCCACGGTTCTTCGGCGCGCCCTTCTCGGTCATCACCACTTCGCCTGTCGAGCCGTTGGGCAGGATGTAGCGGTAGCGCGGATCGTTGAAGGTCTCGTCATAGGCGCGAATCCAAAGCGAGGCAAGATCCATCGGATCGGTTGCTCCTTTCTGCTTGCCGATCTTTTCCGCGCGCTCGATGAGCTCGGGCAACGGTGTGTTGATGATAAGGTCAGCGTCTTCTTCTTTAAAGCCTACGCCTTCTTTGACGAGTTCGCGAATACGCTTGGCCATCGCTTCATTGGGCTTGGTGTTCCGCGCTTCAGAGAAGAGAATATCGAGCGTACGCTCGGCACGACTCACGTTAAGATTCCAGTCTGTCTGTGGCGAGAAGACCGCGAGAATACTCGCCGTTTGGTCAGGCGAGATGCCATATCGCTCGGCGAGTTTGGCCGAGACGCGCTTAGCGCCCACGTACCACTCGATGGCCATCGCCTTCACGTCTTCAGGCGCGAGATTAGCGTAGTAGAGCAGATTGCGCTCCATGAAGTCGATGATGTCTTCAGTAGCGTCAATGACGCGCCCAAAGAGTTCTTCCATGTCCGCGACCGTCTTCTCCCACGGTTGATTGTCTAACGCTGTCTCTTCGACCTCGCCACCGCTCGCAAGTTCCTTAATCTTCTTGTTGAGCGTGGCGATCTTCTTTTCTGCCTTGGTGCGCTCGGTCTTGTTCTTCGCGCTCTCGGCTTCTTGCTCGAGCGCTCGGCGCGCGCTCTTGAGCGTATACATCTCGTAGAGCGCGAAGTCACGTTGGGTTAAGCCGTGGGTGAATGGCGCGAGCCATGTGGCTTCTTTGAGCAACATCCCGATCTGTCGGGCAAACGCATCGGGCGACTCTTGGAATTCCTTATAGTTCGCAAACTTACGCTTGTGCTTGTTTTCCTTACCAGGTAACGCCGAGTGCACCTGTTGGAACTCGTTCGCCTCCGCATTAGTTTGGCTATTAGCCGCAAGCGATTGCGCGATGCGCTGAACTTGAAGCGGATTACGCTTGACGAGCTCGGTGGGCGTCATGCCCGAGAGCACGGCTAGATTGCCGAGCACAGCACGGACAGACTTCATCTGGGTATGTACCACGTCAGGCGTCATCTCTTCGCTACGCTCGCGCATAAGGGCTTGCTCGATGGGCGCTAAAGCTTCATCGAGCTCTTGCTGGAACTCCTTTGACGCCTTAATCTGCTCCACAATCTCGCGCTGATTTTCTTTCGCGAATTGCTGATTTTTCTGGTTAGCCTTCCACGCGTCCACTTCCGCTGGGCTCATCAGGTCGGGTGTGCGCGATGTATTCTGGCGCACAAGCTCTGCGAGCTGTTGGTTCTGTCCGATCTCGGCCGCATAGATCTGCAGGGGTACGGCGACCGTTGTCCCCGTCTCGCGCGCTTCCTGCACGGCTTGTGCCATTGCGGGGGAGATCGAGGCGAGCCCGTTGGCGAGCTCAGCATTAGCGCGGATCACGTCCGCTTTGATGTAGAGGTTAGGCTCACCACTCATCTCGCCCACTTGCTTGGCGAACTCGCCAAAGGCGTCTGGGGCGCTCTGATGGAGCTGAGCATTCATCATTGCTGAGAGGGCGACTTTACTTGCCTCAGCTTGACGAGCCGACTTCTGCGCGCGAGCGCGCTCAGAGAAGTCGCCGAGCGCCTTGCCCGCACGAGCCGACATCATGTCCGCAGGCATGTTGGCGAAGTCCGCAATCGCTTCGAGGAAGATATCGCCAATGCTGATCTTCTGCCCTGCATTCTTCTGCCCCAAGTACTCGCCCAAGCCACCGAGCGCACCACCTGCGATCGAGCCCGTCAGCGTGTCGTCAAGAGTGGAGAGCCACCACCCCTGCTTACGTTCAGCTTCAGCGAATGCTTTCGTGAAGGCTCGACGCGCGAAGGGAAGGCTCTTACCGCCCGACCGCGCGATCACACGCCCTGCGCCAATCGCACCACGTGCGCCCGTGAGTACCCCTGCGACCTTACCCGCGACGCCCATACTGAGCGCATCGATGGCGGCGACAGGAGCCGCGTGTGCGCTCGCCTGATCGAGGGCTTGCTGTAAGCGCGGAGTGTTGCTCAAAAACGCGTTAACAGCATCAGCATCGTTAAGGTCAACGCCCTGCGACGACATCGCTTCAAGAAGCGCGCTACGACGGTCGATCTCGTACGAGCCAGCGCCAGCCACACCCATGGTGAGAACGGTGCCTAAACCACCAGAGAAGAAGCCCGTCAGCCCTGCGACGACCTGTGCGGCCATCAGTTCAGCTTGCGATGCCATTGACTTCCCTGCGGTGTAGTAGGCGATATCGAGCGGTTGCTCCAAGAAGGCGTCCATCACGTCACTAAAGGTATCCGCCTTAGAAAGACGCTCCAGAGCTTTCGGTTGTGCTATGGCGCGCTTACGCTTCATCGCGTCTTGCCACTCCATAAGGCGCTTTTCTTGCTCGGCACGCGCTCTCTCCCGCGCGCCATCAGAGACCGCACGGTCAATGTCTTCTTGCCCGTTAACGAGACCCTGCATCAAGTCCGCCTCGTGGCGCTCATCGCGCCCTTGCTCCCACACAGAGACGGCTTTCTCGAAGACGTTCATCTCTTCCCAGTCCTTGGGTTCGCGCGCAACGAGTGGGCCATAGAGCGGGTCACTCGTGAACGCCTTAAACCCGGGTAACCCGCCAAAGCGTTCGGCGTCCTGATTAAGGCTCTGTTGCACGAGCTCGTCGCGAAAGTAGGGCACTTCGAGCGGGGTTACGCCCACGGTCTTGGCGAGCTTGCGATCCGAGATCGCTTGCTGCGCGGTGTCCTGTCCGAGCGTGAGGTTAGTGCGCGACCGCAGTGTTGCGTCATTGAATTTGAAATAATCATCAGCCATCGGTGGGCTCTCCTCTTATCGGGACAAGATCAAATCGTTAGTGGGTGCGCTATCACCGGGGATATCGAAATCCTCCAGCGCGTCGTCTGAGTAAACTTGACTCTTCTTTCGTTGTTCACCCATCTTCTGGAGCGCGCGAGCTTGCCACCAAGGACGCGTTTCGATTTCCTGCGCCTTAGAGCGCCCGCCCCTACCTGCGCCACGCTCGCGAACCGTACTGACGAACTTCGCGAGGATGAGTTGAGGGTTCTCGGCGTACTCGCGTTTTAGACGCTTCTTGCCAGAGCTATCCTTGGAGTAGATGAACTCGTTCAAGAAGTACTCGGGCAATACGCGCAAAAGCTCGTCGCGCGCCTCTGGCGTCGCTTGGAGTTGCTGAGCCACGCGACCTCTGTTGCCATCGAGCAAAAAGCTCTCTGCGATAGCGCGTGCCGCGGTATCGCTCGGGTTGAGGTTACCGTCCACGACGGTCGCCATGGCCTTGAACACATTGGTGAGCGTGACGTCTTGGGTGATGTCGAAACTGGCATCTTCGAGCACGTTGGGGCCGCCTTTCCAAAAGCTCTCCTCATGGAGCGCGCGAATGGTGAGGCGTTGAAGCTTGATCGGATCGACCACTTCCCCCGGTTTGATCTCAGCATTCACCGTGCGCTTAACTGCGGTTTGGACGCGATTAAGCGTGACGTTGTACATGTTCTTGTGCTTCGAGTCGAGGAGCTCTGGGCGCGCCTTCTCGATGTACGCATCGAGTTCGTTCTTGATACCGCTATCGATATCGAGGTGGAACTTACGCGCGTCACCGTTGGCGGACTCGACGCTTTGCCGACGGTCGAAAACCTGCTTCCACTGAGAGTCAGAGAGATCTGCACGCAGGGCGTAGAGGTCTGCCTCGGACATACGCGAGAGTTTCACTGGGTCTTGCATTAAGGTCGCGAAGAGCGTTTCATTGCCGTAGTTGTATTCGGTCGGATCAGTGAGGGCGCGCTTGTCTCGCTCCCACACTTTGTGCGCCCTCTGGACTTGGGTGGGCGACCATCCAGTGGTGTCGATCTGCTCGAAATTGTCGGGTATGTTCCCCGATTGAAGGCCCTTGAGCGCGTCCGTGACCCGTGCATCCGTGTCCGCGGCGATGAGCGCTTGCTGTACGCGCGTCTCGTCGATCACTTTCTTTGCCATCTTGATCTGTTCATCACGGGGCATGTCGGGGTGCATTTCGCGCACGTAGTTGAGCGCGTCCATCTCGGTGAACTGCTCAACCGCATTGCCGTAGTGAATCGCGCTCGCGATTTTCTTCACGTCCTCGTCTTTCGCGCCTTCGCCTAAGAGACTGCGCACCGCCACCGTGAGGTCACCACCCGAGCCCTTGAGCGCGGGGTCGACCCAAGCGTTTAAGATGCGTGCCTTCTCTTGGCGCGTTTGCGCTTGGTCGTACTTCGCCTTGACGTCATCGGGCAGAACTGCGCCCGCTTCAAGCGCTGCGCGCCCAACCTGTGCGCCTACGGTGTAGCAGTCCTGCAAGCCCTCAAGCGCCGAGTTGACCACGACCTTTGTCTGCTGAGCGCGCGCCGAGGCAAGGATGCGCTTGCGCGCATTGATGAGCACCTTCGGATCGAGCTGATACGCCTTGCCAACCTCGTTGAAAAACTTCTGCGCGCCCTTGACGTTGTCTTGGTTGATGAGGAGCGTTAAGACGTCCTGCAGGGCGCCAGAGACGACCTTTTTCTTTTCATAGTCAATGTGATCAGGACTCCACCCGTTTGTCTTGCCGAGCGAGTCAATGGCATCGTAGATGCCCTGAATATCGCGCTCACGCGACTCTGTGTCCCATCCCATCTTGGCAAGGTTGAGCGAGTGATTATTCACCGCGTTGCTGTAGACATCGTTCGAGTAGTCGTGGATCTGCTTGGATTCGTAGGTCAGGAACTCGTGCTCGTTTTTGATGCGTGTATCGTCAATGAACTTTTGCGCTAGCTCTTTCTGTGCGGCATTAAGTCCCTTGAAGTGCTTATCGATGCGCTCTTGCACGCCACGGTTACCTTCGGACGAGAATGCCTCCCCGCTCTCTGGTGTCGCTACCGCGCGCCCTACGCGGTTCATAATGCCGTGTTCAGCGTTGTACTTGTAGTCGTTAAGATCCGCCACAAAGTCGTTGACCGCCGACTGTACGCGCAATTTGTTCGCTTCATCGACAATCTCGCGCATGTACGCAGGAACTGCGCTAATCGTCTGGTTAAGCGTATCGCTGATCGTGGTATCGACTTGAGGCTTGATCATGGTCGCCGTACCCACCGACACCACGCTCGGCGCGACCGAGATCACCGAGCCATTATTCGCCATCCTTGAACTCCTTATGCCATGTCTTATAGGTTTGCAAGAGCGCGCCCGGTACAGTAGCGAGCGCACTGCCGATCGGGCTAATGCTCGACGCATAAGAGCGCGCTGCGCTCGCTTGCATCGCGCTACCTAAGCCACGCGAGCGAATGCCCCACGCCTCACGGTAACCGTTGACGTATTGCTGATTCACGTCGATCTGCTTGATGATCTCGGTCGACGCGAGCACCTCCTTAGAATTGCCCACGCCGACCTTGACCCCGCTTGCTCCCATTCGCACGCGCTGTGTAGCCTTTAACTGTCCTGCTTGCTGTGTCTTTTGCGAGATGTACCAATTGCTCTGCTGAAGCGCCATGTGCGCCGAGAGCTCCGCCATCTGGCGGTTACGCTCTTCGATCTCGGCTTGGTACATGGCGACCTTCTTTCGCGACTTCGCTTGAAAGTACGCTCCAAACATCGAGGCGACCGCCGAGGCAATCGATGCGCCCGCGCCGTAGGTCGCGAGTGTTGTGTTCTGTACTGGGGATTGCGCTGGCGGTTGCGAGGGTTGCACCACGGGTGCCGCCATCGAGACCGCGTCCACCCCATCGATCATGGGTTGCGCCATCGAGACGGCATCAACCGTGCCAACCAAAGGCGCGGCACCCGAGATCGCGTCATCCCCGATCGAGTTGAAACTCCCTGTCGTAAGCGCCGCATTCTGAATAATTCCGTTAACCTGTGCCACGGTTACTCACCTCCCTCTATGTCAATATTGGCCGCTAGCCCGAGTACCGTAATCGGTAGGGGATCGGCTTGGCGCACACAGATCTGCCCGTCATCCGTCCACATCGCCTTGGGCTTGACGGCAAGCACCCCTGTCAGCTTATCGGGGGCAATACCCATCGGCTCGGTGGTGCGTTGCTTAGCCTCAACGAGATCATCGAACGTAGGCCCAACCCACACGCCCGATGACTCGTATAGGCGCAAAGAGACTTCTTTGACGTTCTTCTTAATCGCTTGCGCTGCGACCGTCCCTGTACGCGTCGTAATCGCCACAGGGAGCGTCTGCATATCCGAGGTATAGGGCAACCCCACCTTGACCGTATACGCGCCCTCATCGAGCGTAATGCGCCCGTCAGTGACCACTTGTTGGTTGAGCACTGCCCCGTCAGCGAGGATCGAGACGCGTCGACCTTCAAGCCACGTAAGCCCTTTGACCTCTTTGGTGAGTGCGCCAGAGTACGTGCCCGCGCAGTCGACGAAAATACCCTTGTCGCGCTCGCTCATACGCTCGATAAAGCGCACGACCTGCCCGCCAATCTCTCGGCGCACAACGGCGTAGAGGATGTCTTCGTTGCCCTCAGCGACTGTCGCAATCGACTCGAACGCGCCATCGGTGCGGTGCTCATGCCACGCGCCGATCTGCTGTTCTGGGACGTAGGTAAGCCCAAGCAAAGCGCCCGAGCTAGAGACGCACCAGAGGATGGGCTTAGGCGCTTTGGCGAACGCCATCTCGCGGATGGTCTTGCCATCGAATAAGTGCGAGGCGCGAAGGCTAATGTCGCCCGTCACGTAGCCACCTGCATCGGCAGAGTAGGTGAACTCGCGAAGATGACCGCCTCGACCTGCGCAGTAGATCGTTGCTGTGTTGATGACGACGGGTTGAACGTGAGACGCGCCCACGGAAGACTGACGCCGTACCGAGATGGACTCAGGCGTGATCGCGTCGCTGTTCATCGTATCCGTGCGCCACTCGCTCGACGCAGTTAAGATGATGAGTCGAGAGAGCGGAATAAGGTGCAGGATTGGCGAGTTCTCTTGTGAGGCAAGCTGTGCGCTGATACGGTCGTCCGCTTGCGAGGGCATCGAGTAGGTCATGTTCGACTCTGTCCCCGTCTTGGTCATCCAGATGTGCTGTGGGTGCAAAGTCGTCGAGGCGAAGCACCGACGCTGTTCAAAGTATCCCGAGCACCGCGGATACTCACCGCGCCCAAGGGCTTCTGCAGTGAAGGTCGCGCCAGAACCCCCGTTGGCATACGCGACCGAAACCTTGGGGTTTGTGTAATTTGCCCCCGCACGGTCAATGACGACCGCCTTGATGTGACCATCTTCAACGATGGGGCGAAGCTCCGCACCCGTCCCATTGCCACCAGAAACGGTCAGTCGGATTGTGTCCGACTTGAGCCCTACGGCGTAACGGTGTTGGAGCGCGCTGTGTCTAGTCCCCATCCAAGAAACCGTTTCAATGTACGGCTTGGTGTACCGTTCTCCTCGTTTGATGACGCGAAAACCCGCTACTGAAACAGTACTCGACTTCCACCCAGCCCAATCGCCCGCGTCCCCACCGTAGCTTATTGTTCCTTGATCACGAGAATAAGTTAAGATCGGCTCGACTTCCGCGCCCGACCCGCTGTTCGTTTCATCGACCACGCGTATGTATTTGCGAATCTCTTGAACCGTTGGGTACGCAGGGTACTTAATCTCGTCTGGCCTAGCATAGTCTTTACTAACCCTGTTCGACCAGCTCGGCACTCGGTCTCGATACTTGTCCTTGTAATCGAAAACTTTCTTAAAGGAAAATAAGTCCTTATCGCCTACAACCACTTCGCGCGCTAACGTAGCCCGCCCATCCCAGTGCTGGTCGTCAATGCCGTTGGTATAGCTTACGTACCCAGAACCACCGTTCGTTACGGTGACCTTGGAGATGCCACCTGCCGCCGCAAATACCTCATCAAAATAGGGCGGTGTCTTATCCAGTTCAGGCGCGATATTCTCGTCCGTAATGCTCAGTTCGGTCGTGTCGCCGATGTAGCCATAAAGCCCACCTTGCGCTTTGTAGACGCGATAAAACTTCGCACCCTCCACCGCGTTCCACGAGATCTTGACGACCGTCCCAGTTTGGTACAAGTTCGCGACCACGCTCACAGGCGCAGAGGCTTCGCTCTCGAGTGTCTTGTCCGCATTGAGTGCTGTCACCTTGTAGTACCACGTGTACTTGTCCTTGTTCTTGTCCTCTTCCGCGGTCGAGGTGCGCTCTGCCTTGACGCCAGTTGGCGTCTTCAACTGAGGTAAGAAATTAATGTCGACCATGCGCCAGTCATAGACGCTATAGCGACGCAATTCTTTGGGTGGGTACTTCTGGTGCGTGATCGTCATCACGTCCGCACTCTGCACGAAATAAAGTTCGTTCAAGTCATCCGCGTCGTAAGGCGTCGCCACCTCATACGGCGCGCCATCGCGCATTAACGTGCGCCCTTCAGTGTGAAAGCGCACATAGTGATGGCCAAACTCAAGCACCATCGTCTGTGTGATTGAAAACAAAAACGCAACTAAGCGCGTGGGCTTGTCTTGGTACTTGGCGCGGTTGACGTAGGTAAAGCCCGTGCGGTTCTCGACTGCGCCTTGCGGTAAGCAGATCATGTTCGAGCAAACGGCTAAACCCGTCTGGTACTTCGTATCATCGTAGCGCGCGAGCATGTTGGGCGAGATCACCCCACCCGCGAAAGAGCGTTGATTAATGCGTGCCATCGGGTGCTCCTTGACGCCAGCGATACCAAGCAGGCATGTAGTTCAAATCGCTCTTACGTTGCTGTACGAAGTCACGCGAGATCGCGGCACGTAGCGCCGTCTCGTAGCCCTGCGCCATCGCAGCGCCGATCTTGATGCTCGCCGTACCACTGATAATAGGCCCTGCTAATTGCGAAGCTAAGAGATACGCAAACGCCTCGATAAAGGTCGGCGTGAAGCCCTCCGTATCGTTGGTGTCGCGCGTGTAGCGGATCACCGCGTCGGGGCAATCGGTATAGATCACGTTCTGCCCGCGCGCATCGCGCTCGAGTAAAAACTGATGCGTGTTCTCGTGCCCTTTGTCGTGCACGGTAAAAATACTCACGATGTGGATCAATCGAGCAGGAGCCGCGTAAACGTAGGGCCATCCGTAGGACTCTTGATGGAGTGGAGCGAGCTTTTCACGACGGATGAGGAAAGACCAGTTGTGCGCCTCGAAGATTTGACGACGGGCGAGGGGATAAAAACGGGCGCAGTGCTCTGACTGCGCCGACCCTTCAGGGGGATCAATGCTCGCCACTGTCGCGGAATCGCCTAGGCGCGCGAGCGCTAAATTGCAAATATCGACTGCCGATGCCATAGTGCCTCTTCGTGGTTAAGGGATAGCGGAGGAGTCGAAACCCCTCCGCGGTTTTACACGTTATTCAATCGGCAACTGAACTTTGTCGATATCGCTGAAGTTGTCCGTCAAGGCGGCGCTCAACGTACCTGCAGGCGTACCCGTGAGCTCGACCTTCAAGCGCACGTGGCGCTTGTGGTACGGCAACATCGGAATCACGATCTGCTGAATACCGCCCTTGGTCTTCACAACGTCGATCGCGCCAAAGCTCTTGCCGTCGGCGGAGTCCTCAAGCGTCACCGTGATCTCGGTGGCGGAAAAGTCGGGACTCATCCCAACGACTACCCAGAATTTACGAGCAATGAGCCCAATACGCGGATCTTCCTGGCCGAAGTCGATCGCTTTCGAGGTCATCGAAGCACTCGCCTGCTCACCAGAAAAGAACATCAAAGAAGAATCGATAATCATGTCTGATCTCCCCTATTAAACGTTAAGTTTTGTCGTGTACGTGCCGATCACTTCTTTTGCGAGGCGATGCACTGGCACGCCCGCATAAGTCTCAACACGACGACCCGCCACTTCATCAGGCGTCAGCACCAATCGAGGCGTCTGCAGAATCTGCAAACGCAAGGCTTCGGTGATGGACGACGGCAAGTACCAGGCGGCCTGCGCACCGAGCGTATCGGGAATGCGCTCCTGCGCGCGAATCATCAAGGTTTGCAAGTCCACCGCCGCAACCGGGTCTTTCTTCAAGGCGGTCACGTTAACGTTGGCAATACGGATGACACGACGTGGATCTTCAATTGCCAGCCCCATATCCCACTGGTAGTCTGTGATAAACGCGCGGAAACGACGCCCTTTTGCGTCATAAGCATCCTGCTCACCGCGATCCGTCGTCACAAGACCAGCAAGTCCCTGTTCGGGGTAGATCAAGTGGACGGTTGTCTTGTCCCAATCCACCAACCAAATATCCGTCAGCACATCTTTAGCCCCCACGGTTTTACCCGCAGAAGCATCAATGACTTGATCACAAGCCTTTTTGTAGCGTGCGCCAAAGCCATCAAACTCTTTAAGGTCAGCGCCTTTGACGCCCTGAAAGATTCGACGTGCCATGCCCTGCGCAAAACCACGCGTAAATGCGGCTTCTTTATTCGCGCGCCATTTGGCGGAGTTGCCGTTACGCTTCATCATGTCGGCATCGATCACGGAATAAGCCGCGAACATGGCGGTCGAATCCACTACGATATTGGACTGCGATTTCACCGCTTCCACGCCTTCGTTATAGGCGCGGGCCTGAAGATCAGGGTATTCAGTGATGATTTCAGTCTTGTTCATCGAGCCGTCGTTGCATGCCAAAAGTGGGGCTTGGTCAAAGAGCGGCATCGCGTCGATGATGGAGTGAACGGTGTTAGGGTGCACACCATGCCCTGCATTAGCGGCTTCTAATTCCGCCAAGGTATAAAGCCCCGTAGTAGTCGGAGTGTATGCCATAAGATTTGTTCCTCAAATTAAGGGTTAAGCTTCGAGTTCGGGAACATCGATCGAGAATCATTGACGCCAAACGTCTGCTGATTGCCCTTCGGGAAAGAACCCTCACCCGTGAGTTTGCCGATGTTCCTGAATAAGCGAAGAACCTCCGGATGCGAGACTAAGCCAGACTGGTCGAGCAACTGGCGCAATGCGGGAGTGCAAAAGCGCTTGTCGTTGAACGCCTTATTGGCTAAGTGGCACGTTTCCTTGAAGTTCACGCCGCCCAGTTCAGGGTCGGCTTTTGTCGCGCTGACCCCAGCCGCCAGTGCGCGAGTACGAAGGTTCTGCGTGTCCATCTTCATGAGCGGGCCTACTTCACGGTAGAGCGTCGCCATCGCCTCATTGCTGAGGTCGAGCTTGCGAGCGACTTCCATGAATCGAGCCACGCCAGGATTGTCCGCGTTGAATTCCTCCATACCCTCCACTTGCGGAAGGTCGTACTGTTCGGGCGCGCCGAGCGTGTTGCCTTGCTCTTCGCCTTCTTCGCCTTCGGTTGCCTCAGTGAGCAATGCCTCTGGGGCTTCGTCGGGCTCAGTCTGCTGAGCCTCGGCTTCCTCGCTACCTGCATCCTCGGTAAGCACTGCGTTCGAGGTACTTTCATTTCCCAGATTGTCAGCGTTGACCGTCTCTGCGGTTGGCGTTTCCGTGGTCGTAGGGTTGGCTGCGACGGGCGCTTCCCCCTGCGGTTGAGTTTCAAGCTGGTTGTTATTTGTGTTCACCGCTTTGCTCCTCTAACATAGTTGAATAAAATTCGTTGCACGATTGGCGCAGTTGCTCGACGAGCGCCACGCCAATGGCGCGTTTTCCTTCGTTGAACGCCATCGTGAGGGCGTTCGTGTTAAAGCTCGGCGCGTACACACCGCACGCTTTGAGAATCTGGTAGACGAAGCGCCTACCCTCCTCTGTGCGCATCACGTTGTACGTGTCCTGCTCCTTTCGTTTTTGATCCGCTTCTTGCAAGAGCGCAACTCGTTCGCGCTCCTTCATCTCCGCGAATACGTCTCGTTGTCCGTTCATTTAGTACCCCTGTAGGTTCTGGAGACCTTGCGCTTGTGCGGCGCCCGCCATCATGTCCTTGCCCGCCGAAGCCACCTGTTGGAGCTGAGCCATCTGGGCTTGCTGTGCAGCGGCTTCTTCGCGCTGTTCGCGAATCTTCTGGACGTCCTTCTCACTGCGCAAGTGCGAAGGATCAACGCCCAACATATCAGCGAACTTGCGCAAGTAGCTGTCCGTGTCCACCAAGTCCCCTGCATTACTCGTCGGCATCACCTGCTGCGCCATGCCGAGCGTGGAGAGGAAGGTCGAGTAGCCATTCAACGCGCTAGACTTCTGCGCCAAGGCAAGCACGCTGATGTAGTTCACAGAGATGCCCTGCTGTGCGATCGCTTCTGGCGCAGGTGGGATACGCCCCACCGCGTTGCAGTAGTCGAAGGTCGCCGTAATAAGCGGCCCCAGCAATTCGTTGTGCAGACGTTCGAGCACAGGGCCGAGCATCATCATTTTTTCCTGTTGCATCTGCTGAACTTCAAACGCCGTGCGCTCGTTGCCCGCCGTCGAGCCCGCAATCATCAGGAACAAGTCCTTATAGAAGAGCGAGTCGAGCGTGCGCTGATTGCGCTGTAAGACACTGTCCAAGTACTGCAGATTGATCGGTACGTTCACCGCAGACTGCACGGTCTCGCCCTTGACAAGCCCAGAACCCATGATCACGCCCCCCGGTCGAAGATCGTTCTCGCGCCCTTCAAACCCTTGTGGGATAACAAGTGGCGGGCGAGACTGGTATCCGATACCGAAGGACATATCGACCTTCTGACCGCTAAGCTCTTTGACCAGTGGGAGCGCGCGCATGCCTACGCTCGTTCCATAGACGTTGCCACCGCGCGTCACCCATCGCGGGCAAAGCGCAGGAAAGTGCGTGAAGCCCTCAACACGCAAGGGCTTGTCTTCCGTCACGCCGTCCACATAATGCACAGAGCGCCACGGCATATTCTCTTGGTCGACCTTGTCGGGATCGCGCTCAAGCCGGGGCTCAACTGCTTGGACGACCGTGAAGAGGCGTTGATGATGGTTGGCGTCGTAGGCATCGCGCACGACCTGCGGCACCTCGTTTCGCCCAAACTCTTGAATCAACTGCTTGGCCGTCATCGTGTACGTGCGAAAGAGCGTATCAACTCGTCCTTCGTCGTCTTCAGCGAGCCAGTACTCGCCCACAGTGAGCGTGTCCGCGCGCACCACTGTCTTCTCGCTAGGCAAGACGACCGTGCAGGACGTCCCGAAAACGGCAAGCTCGAAGTACGCTTTGTGGAGTGCTTCGTAAATATTCGAGCCTGCAAACACCATGAGCAGAGCCTCGGTCACGTCCGAGAGCCACGCCTTCACCTCGTACTGCTCATCGAGCTCGGGCGACATCGTGGTCAATCTGAACCAAGGGCGCGCGGGCGAAGTCATCCCCCCGAGCATCCCTGCCGCAAGCGTTTCTGCTGCGCTCGTGGCGGTCGAGTCAACGATCTTCTCCCATCGGCTCTTGTCGTGTGCGGAGCTTACCTGTGGTGTGGTGAACATATCCACGCGTCCACAGTCTGGCGCGATATAGTCGCGCAGATCGCGCCACTCAGGCTCGAGCCCTGCGCGTCGTTGCTTCGCGCTCTCGAAGCGCTGACGCAACTCAGCTAAGTCGACGCGTTCCATGAATTAACCCCCGAGCAAGTTCGACCCACCACCCAACTTCGTTGGGTCAAGCTGGACGCCGTTCGCGCCAGTGAGACTGGTCGAGGTTGCGCCGAGCGAAGGATCAGACATAATCGCGCCCACGTCCGCCGTCTTGCGGTTGGCGCGATTGAGATCCTGCTCTTGCTGTTGCTGTGCGAGCTTTTGCTGTTCAGCTTGTCGGCGCGCCGCCGATGAGGCCTGCTTGCCCTGCTTGTTCTGCTGGTACGCGTTGTACCCTGCTGCCGCGACCGAGGCCGCCAAAGCGCCCACTACACCTGCTACACAAGACATTAGAATTTCTCCTCTTGTAAGAGTTCATCTGTAAGCTCTCGACGAACCTCGTCAAGAGTTTTCGCATCCGTGCGGTACGTCATGACCAGCACGATAGGGCTGTGGGTCAAGAACGCAGTCTTGCGACCGACCTCCCCAGAAAACACGGCGTAACCGATAACGGGGACAGCTTTGCCCCCAAGCGTTACGTCACAATCACCGACCACGGTCAGCGTCGTCGGCACTTTGAGCTCGCACCCCATCACCACTTGATCCGCAGGGATCGCGGCAACGCGTACGTACATGCCCGCATAGAGCAACTCCTTGATCTCAGCCCGCGTCTGGGGCATCGTATCGATCAACTCGTGCAATGCGCGAAGGCTAGCCCTCTCTTCGTCCGTGTTCACAGGCAGGTGCGAAGCACCGCGCGCAGTTAATTCGTTCATAAGTCAACCCCATAAATCGAGCCAGTGTGTCGGGCCACGTAAGAGAGAAACTTCTCCGCGCGACTACCGACCATCGCTGTTGCTGATAGCCTACGAGCGCCGTAGGAGCTCGCTATCGCTTTCGCGCAGTTCCATAGACCAATCCCCGCACCCGTACCCTTGCGTGCGTCAGAACGCACGTAAAAGCTTTCTACGACCGCTGTCGGAACACCTGCGAAGTGCGGTAGGTTTTGCTTGAGCACGGCCACGAACCCTATGGGCTTATTGTCTCGCCATGCGACGACGACACTAATCGCGCCCAATTCTTCTAGTGCTTCGTAATACTCTTTGTCGGGCTCGGTGTCGTGGAAAACGGTGTCGCTAGCCTCTTGTCTGTAGCCTTCGAGCATCTCGATGCACTGCTTCTCCGCGAAGAATTCGCGCGCGGTCGTCTCTTTGAAAGTCAGCATCACCATCTCCTTGTCGGTTGCGTGTCGGGGTTTGCATAGCGATACCCGCTCATTGGATTGAGCGAGCGATAAGGACGGGCGCGCTTACGCGCCTCGGGCGATAGAATGCGTCGCGCAAAGGTGAGCGCAATCGCATCCGCTTCGTCAGGTGAGCGGCCTATGCGGGCCTTGATGTCGTCTTTCGCTTCGAGCTGAAGCTGACCCGAGGGCGTATAGCGGTACTCTGGCGCGGTGAGCTCTTCGAGTAGGTCGGCGTCCTTCGGTAACGACGCGGTCTTGAGCCAGTCACGCGCACCGCCCCACATCTCCACGCGCTTGTTGTAGTAGGTCATTGGGTCGTCTGCCTTGCCGCCGAAGTTCACGCCAAAGACAAGATCGCCAAAGCCATTGCGGTTGAGGAAGTCAATGGGCGACGCGCCCACGCCACCCGCGTCCACGTTGACGTAGACCTCGTCCATGTGGAGCTCTTCGTAGCAGTGGTTGACGAGCGCTGCGACTTGCTGATAAATCTCGAACCCATCGAGCCCGTGGAATCGCTTGCGAATCGGAATCGTCTTGCCAACGCGCACCACGATCACCGTATCGTCATCGCCAAAGCGCGCCACGTCCACGCCCATAATCGCTTGCGTATCGAGGCGCGGATCGTATGGCGGATCGTCGCGCGACATCGCCTCTTCAACGAGACCTGTCGGAATGAACTGCGTGCTCGATACGTTCGGGAACTCACCCTTGACGCGTACGCGGAAGAAGTCAGAATCTTCGCCGTACTCTTTCTCCCAACGTGCGATCGTCTCTTTGTTCGTGATCTGGCATTCACGAGAGTCGACGCGGTGCGTAGAGAAGAGCGAGGAGTCTTTCTTGAAGCAGTCGTAGAAACGACCAGAGTTACGCGTAGGGTTGCCAAAGGCAAAGAGGAACGGCTCACCGTCCGTGAGCCCACCTTCTGCGACCTCCCAAATCTCGTTGGGAATCGAAGAGGCTTCGTCGAAGATGTAGAACGAGGAGGAGCTTGCAGCGTGCTGACCTGCGAAGCTTTCGGCGTCTTCTTTGCGACAGGTCTGGCCCGTGACGAACCAGTCTTCAGGCGCGAACTTGCACGTCATCTTCAAGTTGCCCTTGTTCGTGTTGATCGTGAACCAGTTCGCGTTGATACTGCGCTTGACCCACGCGGTGACGCTCGCCCACGTCTTCGAGGCGAGCTGATTAGCGGTGTTCGCCGTCACAGTTCCGTGGCAATTCGC